TCAGCCCACATTCCATCCGTAGGATTGTCGAAGAATCTTCTGTGAATCCAGTGACCAGGACCATCAGGATTAACAGCCATACACGCTTGACGCACCTTCGGCACAGACGATCTCATTCTACCTAACAACAGAACGTAATCGTCCCACGTCAGCTCTTCCCCCTGATCCACACAGAAACCCCCCAGATTCAAGCCCTTCACCCAGCTCTGAATCAGCCCCTTCTGACTCAGCCCCCCATAGACTATCTCACTCGTCCCACCCTTAGCCCTTACTACTATTCTCCCGTAAGGACGCTTGTCGTGCTTGACAATAGCAGCTTCAGGAAGCACCGGTGGCAGAACTCCGTCACCCTCTAACAGCGTTACCAAAGTCGTAGCTCGGAGCGACTTGTCCTCTTTACGAAACAGCCCGACTCTGTTTCCGGGCCACTCGATGCACATCCTCAGAAGTTTCTCGCACAAGGCCCTTGTCTTACCACTGCCCCAGGCCCCGGATAGAAGATTCTCTTCCTTCATGGACATGACGAATCTATACTGTGTCGGTAGTAGCTTCCTCGTCGTTTCCGTCATATTCCTCGTACTTCACGGTAAGCTCTACTACGCCAGCCAAGCTCACTTCTTGCCCGAAACCACGATGCTTAGCCTTAGTGCTCAGATACCACTTTGAAGTAGGAACATCGCCAGCCTTCATCGCACCATGCACTACGCCTTCTGCCATGTCTGCAACTGACTCCACTTCGTTATAATAAGCACGCGTGATTGTCGGATATTCGTCTATGTACCTTCTCGCAGTGTGCCAAGAACAGCCAACACGCTTAGCTATCGTCGAAACGATACCACCGCTGTCCGCTATAGCATCAATGAATTGTTGTGCCTTGAATTGATTTGCCCCAACCATAACCCACCTGTCTAAATTGCACTAGAGTTGCCGCGCAGCAACTCATACATATTTCCTCACCAGCGGAAACTCCGTCGCCAACCGATTCCATAACCCCGGATCCAATTGCTTCAGCACAGTAAACATCCCGTAATTGGCCGTATCCGCCGAAAGCGTGATACCAACCCGCCAATGTCTTCTTTCTAGTCCCAACTCTGCCATTCGATCATAAACTAGGTTGTAATCCAGGTTCTCGGAAGCTATGTAAGCCCACACATCGTCATCAGTCCAGCCTTGCAATGGATACAAATGCGCCAGACCATCTTTCATCACATGAAACGGACCGCCCACTTTCTCCCGTACGCGTCTCGACGCCGATTCTTCGCCCCTCAACCCAATCACCACAGTCGCCAACCCGTTCTCTTCGACGAATCTTCTCGCCGGATCCAAAACTAGCGCCCGGAAGAAGTCCACCCGCTTCGGATTCTCCGACAACGGTTCTCTGCCCCAATATCCGTTCTGCCTGCAAAGCTCGAATAACCCACCACCCTCGACCTCTATCATCTGCACGCCAGGCGTTCGTCGAATGAAGTCCGTCGTGTCCGGAAGCTCCGCCCCACTGTCGAAATGCCCAGCGACCGCATCGGGGAATACGCGCCTGACCAGATGAAGACATACCGTAGAATCCTTCCCGCCGGAGAACGATACGCCAACAGGCACGGGTGCGCCGGAGATCAGGCGAAGCGATCTGTCCACCTTGCGCCTGAACTCCGGCAATCCCCCGCGCAGGCGATCAGCTTCCCGGACCGCCTTCTTGCTCCCTGGGCATCGACATGTCGATTCTCCTTCGCTCATATCTTCCCACCATCGTGTGAGATATCCCCAATTCCTTGCCGACTTCCATCTGCGTATAACCTCTGGACCTGAGCCGAAGGCACATCTGCCAACGATACGGGAGAGACGATATCAACCTCTCCCTCATGGCTTCGTGCCGCAGGTGCTCCGCGACAGGATTCTCTGAGTCTAACTCTCCGCACGCAGAATCCACGAGAACGCCCACCACATCCACATCCGCATTGCATTTCTCCGCCAGCTCGGAATAAGTATACCCCGAATCCAACAGGACCAACAATTCCCGTCGCAAAGGATCCAGTTCCATCACGCGAGACGCAAAGTCTATATCGTCCTCTGCCGATTCCAGGCTCCAATCACACGCCCCGCGATACGTGACTTCCCTTGCGTCGTGGACGGACAACATCTGGCGCTCATAATATCTCTGCCTGGAATGCAGCCGACATAGGTCCTTCATCCATTCGGGCCAATCCGCATACTTCTCCACGCCTTGTTTCAGCCTACACCCCTTGCAGACGAACCAGCTCGCTTGTATTCCCCTGCCACAGATCATACAATTCCGCAGGGCTAGACCCTTCCATTCATCCATAATTCACATATCGTCTGGTTGCTCGGAAGCCAATACGGGGGCCGGAAGCCGGTGTACAAACACTTGCTTGGATCAAAGTCCCTGCCCGCCACTGGCACTGCCCGCATCCAGCTCAAGTCTTCGTCCCAATTCGATATTTCCCATCTGGACACCCGCCCCCAACCCTGAGACGTCTTCTTGCCCATAGCCCACACGTCCGACAGCAAATCAGCCACAATCTCCATGTCCCCGCAGGCGTACCAGTCCACGTACAACGCCGAACGGTAAAATATTGGCATGTGATACAATCGATACCTACCGGATGCCGTGTCTATCTTCCTCGGCGTGTTCACAATGTCCAGTCTACCCGCGTCCAACCGCTTCTCCCAATACGCCTTGTCGTCCGAATGTGGTCCCCACCACGCGAACGAGCACGCATGGTACCAATGATCCGATTCCTCGTTCCGGTGCTCCAACGGTATTCTAACACCCTCCACATCCGCCGTGGCCCCAGGAAGCGTGGCTTCCCGAGGACCATGCCTTCGCCTCATGGCCTGATAGAGCAGCACCCCATCCAGCGGAAGAAACTCGTCCGACACGACGGGAGTCCTGAACCACGCGCGCACCCTCATTACTCCCACGATGCCAGCAACCCCCGGATCTCGTCCGCTTTCTCAGATAGATGCTGCTGATATCTAGCACCTACAGGCACATCAAGCATCTTCTCAGTGCCCGCCAACCTTGGATCTATGCGCAGCCAATCACGGAAGTTGACCGCCACCTTCCCGTGTCCCGTCCCGCTCTTCCCGCCAATGTACGGGAGCCTAGCAAATTGCCCCATGGTCGTCCAAAATGCGTCATATTCCACGTCGGTCACATCCTCCAGCGCAACCTCCCAGAAGAAGCAAGTCCCCGCGCCGAGACTCTCGATCTCGTAGAGCATCTGCTGGTGCTTCCCAACTTCCGAATCCGGTTTCTCGTCCACGGTCCCGCGCAGAAGTCTCTTCTCCCCAGCCTTCGCCTCAATCAATTGGCGGACACCAGGCGATATCAGCTCGCGCAGTTTCTCGTGCTTTTCATCATCTTTACGGGTGAACGACTCTTCTTGGATGTATTCATAGACGGACGGAACAGATCCACCCACGCACCAATCCGGGAGCAGGTGCTTGGTTTCCTCGCACACTGGAATCATCTTGCCGATCTTCAATTTCCCGTTGATAATCTGGTTGCCTACCGCCCCGCCAAATAACCCCACCAGCGGAATCAATTCTCGGATCTTTCGTGCTGAATCCACATCCAGCCCGCGAGACGACACCTTAGTCAGGGATCCGCCGGAAAACAGGAAATGGAATGCGGGCAATGACAATCCTTGCCCGTCATCCCCGTACCCCAATTCCCGGCACATGTGCCACATGCCCCGGTCCCTCAAAAGCCCACGCATCCCATTGCCAGAGACGACAGGGACCATCTCCGCACGACCATCCAGCTGTATGAACTTTTCACGTCTCAAATAACTCTTTGTAGTCTGCCCCCCAGCACCTGGCCCGATATGCGATATACTTGTCAATGCAGTAACCGTTCCCGCATACCATTCAGTCCTCATCGCCACCCCCTTCTCGCTCAGCCCATTCAGCTTTCCGAGTCTCATTGAGCAGGCGCACCTTCACAACTACTAGAGCCGTCTCTTCCCGGAATATCCGCAGAATCTCACGATCCATCCCTGCCTTCAACGCCTGCGTCACCGGTTCGAGGTCGCTTGTCACCATCGAAGAACCCAGCTTGGAACAGAGCGAGTTGACCAGCTTCGGGAAACTGTTTGTCGCCATGGCTTCTCCCGCCAGTCTCGTCTGAAACTGATTCCATATCACCCTCGCGTATTTCCTCTTGTAGTCTACGTCCATGCCCCTCCACAACGCCCACGCCAGGTTCACGCAATGATCCAATGCCCCCATCGTTACCCCCTTTCTGGGCCAGGAATACTGCCAATTCAAACATGACAGCTCCTCTGACCACATTACACCGCCCATCCAATTCCCGCCACCAATCTACATCCACATTCATGATTCTGCGCACAGAATAGTCGCCCGACAGGATCTCCCGCTTGGAGAACCCAACATCGTATAAGTCTTCAACCAGTCCAACCAACTCCCCCAAGGCAACAGTATCAGGCACCATCTTCTGCTCCTCGAATTGCCATCGCCCCGCCTGAGACCGCGCAATCAAATGCTTCTGCCCACTATTGGATATAACCGCCACCTCTGGAACGGAAAGCAGGATTCCCAGCATCCTGCGCTTGTCGGACTTGGACAGCGGTATCCATTCCCCGCCCAGCACGAAATGTGAATAGTTGCGCATCCTCTGGGGCTTATCCTTCCCAACCATACTCGCCAGCCTCTCCGACTTCTCGGATATGCAGAACAAACACGCATCACACACCCACCCGGAACCGGAAGACAGCTTGTCGTAATCCATGAACTTATCCGAAAAGTCCGCCTCCAGGCCCTTGCCCATGGGTCCGGAACACGAACAACAGACACCTTCGCAGAGTTCTGCGCCTACATCAGGACTACCCGCCGCACAATAGATCGTCTGCGCACAACTCAGTGCTGCCATGTCCCATCCTCAATCTGCAAACTCCCCATACGCGCGTGGGGTGAGCTGGTTGATTTCTACAGCCCGGTCGCCTAGCGTCGCAAACTCCCCATACGCGCGTGGGGTGAACTATAGCACAGAACAATGCAACGGTCACAGCGCCTTCACTTCGCCCTTGCTGATTCTCAGTATCTCTACCTCTACACTATCACCGAACAGTGCCTTGGCTCCCCTCCTCACCTCTCGTGCCTCAC